TTTGTTAGGCGACATTAGTAACTTCTACTCGGAAATTCCGAGGTTAGTTACTGTTACTTCCGGTGCAACAGCATCCTATGGGCGACGCAACTCTTTGCCCTTCATGAAAATGAAGATTAAAGATGTTGCGGCATCCGACGCGTGCCAACCTTTGTATAGGACGTTAGCTAACCATTTTGGTTTTACTAATGTCTCATTTAAAGATTGTAACGCTAATAGGATCGAAACTGTACCTAAGAGCTGGAAGACAGACAGAACAATCGCTTGTGAACCGGAAGGGAACATTCCCTTTCAGTTAGCATTCGACACATATGTCAAAAGTCGACTCCGCACCCGCGGTGTCGACTTGTCAGACCAGACAATAAATCAGGATCTGGCTCGATTAGGTTCTATAGATGGCTCATTAGCCACTATAGATCTAAAACAAGCCTCGGATACCATTTCTCTCAATGTTGTGCATGCATTGCTTCCACATCCGTGGATGCAATACTTACTAGCAGTGAGATCCCATAAAGGGGTTGGTTTCCAACAAGAGTACGTGTACGAGAAGTTCTCCTCTATGGGGAACGGCTGCACATTTGCTCTTGAGACGCTGATTTTTTGGGCGATAGCGAAAGCTGTCTCAGAGCGCGGAGATACTGTTTCAGTGTACGGTGACGATGTCATCTTACAAACTGAAAGAGTTTCGGCGTTCCGAGCTGCGATTGCTTACTTTGGGTTCGACGTCAATATAAGTAAGTCCGTTTGGCAGAGTCCCTTTAGGGAATCCTGCGGACTGGACGCATACTTGGGCGTCGACGTTACGCCATTTTACATCAGGTTTAAGAGTTTTGGGAAACCAGAACTCTGTCACCTCGTAAATGGCCTAGCGTCCCTATGTTCTCCTAATGGTGAACTGGAGAACTTACTCCTCGATATAGTATCGAATGAGAAGCTCCCTCTAGTTCCCTTTAGTGAGAATAGCATGATAGGTGTCTGGATAGACATCTATAATGCTAGGAAAAGCAAAGCAATTATCACTAAGTATTCCATTGATCGAGTGAAATGTTATATCTCAAAAGATAGAACATCCTCACAATACAAAAGTCAAGCTTACTATCTCTGGCACTTTCGCGCTAGGAATAGGTTGGCTTCACCGATGTATGATCAGTCCCAGCAACTAATTGATACTTATTCAAGAAGTTTAACGGGAAGGAGAAATACTATAATTGTCACCTCTAAGGTACCTACGCTTTATAGCAAGTATAAACGTACGTGGGTCACTTGGCATCCGCCAAGTGAGGTCACACCTGCCCATCTTTTCAGATGGTCAGATCAATTAGTCCGCGTCAGCTGACTTATTGAGTGAAGACAAGGATGTCTGTCGAGCTGCTATGTGTAAGATCGA